GGAGTTTATAACTTTATAAAAAATAATAATTATGCTATAATAAAAAAATATGTGTCAGACCATTTGTTGATATTTTCAGAATATTCGATTTTACAAGACTTAGATTAATTAGTTGTTTTTAAGAAAAAAATTTTATTGAAATATCCCTAATCTATCCCTTTTTTTAAAAAATTAGGGATATTTTTTGTTAAAAAAAATTAACTTCATCAGCTATTTTCTTCTCATAATCTTCACTCGTGTGAGAGTAAACTTTTAGTGTTGTATTAATATCCGAATGTCCAACCCGATCTTGGATAGCTTTTAAAGAATACCCCATTTCTACTAATTTTGAAATATGCGTATGCCTAAAAGCGTGGATTGAAGACGGAATATCCGTTACTTTTTTTATAGTTTTTCTAAAATACATCACAAAAGAACTTTGGAGTAACTCTCCTTTTTCATTTGAAAAAACGAATCCATTGTCAACAAAAAACGGAACTTCTTTTTTGTTTTTTTTATATTCAATCTTTGCTTCTTTTAATATGTCCATTGTTTCTTTATTTAGATAGACTATTCTATTACTAGCCTCATTCTTTGTAGAATTTTGAATTTTCATAATTCCACGAAGATTGGAATAAATACTTTTGTTAATTTTAATTGAATTATTTGTAAAATCAACGCTATCCCAAGTTAGTGCTAATATTTCACTTTTTCTAGCGCCACTATTTAGTAACAGAACGAAAAAATAATAATATTTCCGATTTTTCATTTTAATAAAAATATCCTTTATTTTTTTTAGTTCATCGTTAGTATAAGAACGTTTTTCTCTTGCTTTTTTGCCTCCTACCTTTATATCTGAAATTGGATTTTCTTCTAAAATTTTCATTATTTTTATTGCAAATTGAAACATTTGATTTAAAATGCTTTTTAAATTTATGAGATATAATTTTGAATATCTACTGGATAAATCATCAAACTTTTTTTGTAATTGATAAGTTGTAACTCTGTCTATCCTAATGTTTTCAAAATTTTCTTTTATAATTTGTTTTTTTATTGTAGAATTTCTTAAAGTATTTTTATTCCAATTTTTTTTATATGATTCAAAAAACAAATCAAATACATCAAAAAGCAACATTTTGCTATTAATTTTAATAAATTTATTTTCATATTCCATTTCAAATCGCATTTTGTTTTTTATACATTCTTTTTCGGTTTTTCCGCCATATCTCTCTACTTGCCTCCTTTTTCCAGTTTCATCAGTAACAGTAACTCTGAAATAATATTTTCCATTTCTAAATCTTATCCCTTTTTCGTTCATAATATTCACCTCGATTATTCTTCGGAGATTTTATTTCTAAAATCAATTACAGAGCTTCCTAAAATAGTGTAAGATTTTCCAATTTTGAAGCCTTTTAATTTTCCTTGTTTTATTAAATCTATAACTTTTGGATTTGAAATTCTTAAATATTCGGCAACTTCTCTTGTTATATAATTTTCATGTGCTTCGATTAACATTTCCCCTCCGTTTCCGTCATATCAATATAACTTGATATAACACAATCTTCCAAAACGTGTTTAGCAGTCTCTTCAAAAGTTGGACTGCTGAAACTTTCGTCTTCTATTTCTTCTCTATCAATATACACTTTTGCTATGAATCTTATTTCGTTGTCGAATTTTGTTTTGTATATTTCGGCGTGTTTTATCATTGATCCATCCTTTTCCAGTCTTCAACTTCCTCTTCTGTTTCAAGAATTTGAAAGCCTGCTTCTATAGTATTCCATAACCAAGCGTCAAATTCTTTTTCTAACTTTTCTTCATCATTTATTATTTCTTCCGCCTCTTTTTCTGTATAGCCGTAATCGTCGACTAAATCTATAACTTCAGCATTTGTACAGAAAGCATTCGCATTGCTGTTTGCATAAAATCCTACCTTGTATTTGCTCATTTATTTTCCTCCAACAAGTTTTTGTTTTCATAAATATTTCCAACGATTTCACAACAAATTTCTGTATCATCTAGCCAGCACATTTTTTCTGAATATTTTCTAATTTCTATAGACTTTATTATAAAAGCAGTATCTTGCCAAACTACAACATATTTCGTGTTTTCATCTCTAAAAAAAAGAATATCCCCCTCATAAATTTCTTTGTCATTCTTATCGTTAAGTCCTGTGTATTGCAACAGTTCAAATTGTTTAAAATCCACATTTAAAAGCTTTATTATCCCATTCGATAAAGCTGCTTTCTTTTCTTCAAAATCTATGCTTGCGATTTCAAACATTTCTTTTCTTTCTTTATGATATGCTCTAAATTTTATTTCTCTCATTATTCATCCTCCCATTTTTCCAAATCTAAGTCAAGTCTAAAAAATCTCATTATTGAACCATCTTTAAGTTCAAGAAATATAATAGGCTCTAAAAAAGTCCATCCTCCCATAACTATTTTTTTTGGTTCTACACGAACACGTTCTAAATTTTCTTTTAAATATTTTTCTACATCCTCTCTTTCCATTTTAATCCTCCTGTTTTGTTTTAAAGTACCCTCAATTAACCCTTGCTTTTTTTAAAATAAATCTTCTGAATTAAAATTCTCAACGATTTCATCATCACTTTGAGTATCGTTATCTGCTGTTTCCTCTTCGACAATATCGCTTGCATTGTCAGGACTGTCTACATATTCAACTTCCACGTTTCCGTTTGGCTCGACTTCTTTTATAACAGCCTGATCTACTTTCTGTGCTGTCTGCATTTCAATGCTCAATATACCAAACTTACTTAACAATAGTTTTAATACAGTTTTCTTAGCCATACTGTCGAAGTTAGTTTGCCAACTTGAAAATCTGCTTAGAAATGTCTTGCTGAACTTTTTGGCGTGTTCTCTCACTTCTTCCTTGCTCATTACGTTGTATTTCTCAAATCCATTTGTAGTTTGAAAATATGCAATGTAGTGAGTTACCTCGTTGCTTATTTTTCCATCAAGATTATATTTAAGCTCATCAGTAATTGGATCATAACTTTCAAACTGCCCTTCGTAAAGTTCTGTTACATTTATTTTCTTATATTGCCCAGTTCTAATTGCAAGCTGTATAAATCCTTTATATCCTAATTGAAATTGAGCTTCGTTTTTTCCTTTGCTATTATATGGCACAATATAGGAAAAGCCTAAATTTGGATCAATTGGTAAATCTAGTGTTGCCGCTATTGCTCCAGCCTTCAAAACGCTTTGCGGCTCTGCTTCCTGCAACTGTGCATTTCCATTTGTGGTATTCAGTAGCGAAGTTAGGAATCCAGCCGCCTTGTTTCCTAGCAACTCTTTGAATTTATTTTTTGTTCTTTCATCATTTATCATTGATTTTAGTGTAGTTGTTCCAACTGTTCCTTTTGATTTTTTTGGATTTGTTAAAGTTCCTGCCATTTTATTTCATCTCCTTTATATATTTCAAGTTGTGTTTTTTAATTACTTCCAGCAAATCGTTAGTCGCTTCTTTTGTAAGTCCATTTACTTTTATACAGATATATGTGTCTGTTTTTTCAAAATTATCATTTGAATTTTCTTTAACTTCTTTTTCCTTAATAGCCTTAGCCACTACTTCCTGTTTTTCTTGTTCCTGTTGCTGTCTCAATGCTTCGATTTCTTGTTGTTTTTCTTTTTCAGCATTTTCCTTTGCTGTTTTTCTTAAATTTTCTTCAGTTTGCTTAATTTCGTTCATTTTATTTGTAATAGCTTCTGAAATAGTTGCATACTCTTCCTTGATTAAAAATTTTACATTTTCAAAAAGTATTTTAAACTGAATTTGTTTGTTCGCTTTTTCAATTTCCTGCTTTATAAAGTTTTCTTTTTTAATCAGTTCATCGTACTGTTGCTGTATTTCGGCTTCAATGTTTGCTTCTTTAAAAGTTTTGTTTTCCCATTTTTTGTTATCTACCAAGTAAATCAAGTACTCTGGTCTATCTTTGAAAATTAGTTCTTTGATAGACTTTATTTTTTCTCTTTTAGCGTTATCCAATTCTTTTTCTTTTTCATAAAGGTATTTTCTTACTGCCTCCACTCTTTTAATCAAATTTATTAATTTTTGATTTATTTCTTTTGTGTCAGCATTTAGATAGTCCATTAAATCTTTTTTAAACTTATCTGCACTTGCTTTTGTGCTTGCCACTTCTTCCCTGTATTTTTTAATATCTTCCACATTAGTAAATACTACATCATAAAGTTTCTCGATTTCCTCAACTTTTTGTTCAGTCTTTTCAAAATCAATCATATCTTTATCAATTTTAGCTGGAATTATTTTTGCACTATCAAAAACAAATTCCATTTTAGGCAATGTAACTAATGACGTTTCTGTTTCAATTTCTACATTTTTATTTTCCATTTCAAAGATTCTCCTTTCGTACATATGCTGTTCTTTTTATTGTGATTTCCTTTGGGAAAACTTCTATAATACCGATACCGCTATAATCATAATCTTGCATTTCTGTGTTAGGCTCACCATATTTAAATTCAAAAAATCTTCCCATAATTTCCTTGACTTCAGTAACATATGTTACCCATCTGTGCGGCTCTCCACGTTCAATTTCTACTGTTTCTCCAACTTCATTAAGTATATAAATAATATCTTCTTGAAGTAAGTCGGCACTTCCGTCAATTAAGCAAAGTATTTCTTCTTCTGAAAGTTTTGAAATCTCTATTTCTGATTTGAACCATTTGTCAAGCAATTCTTCTTTTTTAAATATCATTATTTAACCTCCATAAGTTTTTATCATTCTTGGCTCTGTATCGTTTCTGACACATTCCCAAAATTCAATCTCTTTATTCAAAAGTTCCTGTATTTCATCTTCCCAATCTGATCTATTGATTACAATTGTCTGCAACCTTTTATCTAAATCAAACGGTGTTGTATCTTCGTTTTTAAAACATTCAAATTTTATTTCAGCAACTAATACGGCGTATTCATAGCCAGTCACCAAAAAGTAATGTAAAATTTGATATAAATAAGTTTCAGGAATATTGTTCTGCCATTCCTCGACATATTTATTCCACTTATTGATTGTAGTTGTCTTTATTTCAAGTATTCCTTTTTTGCCTTTGTAAACAATTTCTCCGTCCAAATTAGCTCGAATAAAATTGTATCTTGGATGAACATACATTTTATCGACTTCCAAAATATTCTTGTCAGGATTGTCTATTTTATATGAATAAAATATATTTTTTTCCAAATCTTTACCTCTTCGAGCTGCTAGACTAGTGAATTTTTCATTTACTCTTCCAGTTTTATCATTCCAGACATCAATAATATTTTTATATTTATTTTTTCCCATTATTGCCCCTGCATCGCTCCCACCGATTCCTTTTTTTCTGATGTTAAGCCACTCTTCTTCGTTGGCATAACTTATTTCTTTGTATTCCATATTCCTCCTATTCTTTATCTCTAGTCAGCGATACCTGATTTGCCCAAATGCTTTTTGATAAGCCCTTTTGTTACCTAGAAATGATTTTATGATGCTGACTAAAAATATTGTTTGTACTAACTTAATTGTGCCATCTATAATAGTTAAAAATTAAATAAATATTAGAAAAGAAGACTCATTATGACATTTCTGCATATTCTAGTAGCTATGCCTTGTGCAAAAATATGCAGTGGCATAGATGGCACGATTAAACTAATACTTTTTTCTTGACTTTTTAAAAAAAATAATGTAAAATCATATAATAAAGAGATTAAAAAACGTTTTCTTGTTCTCTTTGCTAGCAACTTGTTTAAATCGGTTTTGGCTAAACCGTTTCATATGTAGTATTTTATAGATTCTGACTGTCGAAAGATAGTCAGTTTTTTTGTTGAAAAATATACTCTTTAATGCTACACTTGTTTTAATTCTCTGTTAGAGAAAAATTATTTATGAAAGGGGGTGTAATTATGCAATTAAACCCTGATTTAATACGTGATATTCTTTTAAAAGCTGAATTAGGATCTTTTAAAATTTTAAAAAATGATGACGATGATGTAAACTTTTTTAAATTATTAAAAGATAAAAACACTCTTAAACAATTTGAAGAAGAAAAAGAAAAATATCAAAAACCTGAAGAATTTCTATCTTATTCAAACAGAGAAATAGAATATCATACACTTTTTTTAAAAGAAGCAGAGTTAATAGTTATCAAAAAAAATTCTATAAATGTAACTCTTGAAATTTCAGACTTAACTGTTGTTGGGCATAATTTCGTTTCCAATATCAGAAATGATAAAAATTGGAATAAAATTAAAGAAATTTCTAATAACGTTGGCTCTACTTCTATTAATACTTTAATTGAAATATCTGAAAAATTAATTTCAAAACTTATAGATAAAGAAATTAGTCTATGTCAATAATTTCTATTTCAGAATTTTCAAAAATTAATTCAACAATTTCTTTTGTTTCTTCTTTAGTTTCACCATAGGAGTAATAAATCTTTATATTTTTTACTCCTTCCAAAATTTCTCCGTTTAGTTTTGGAATTAAAGCTCCAGATTTTTTTCTTCTTTCAATCGTTATTTTATTTTTCATAAAAAATCTCTCCTATCTATATTTTCATTGTCCTAAGATAAATTAATATCTTATCCAAACCCACTGCAATATTTACAATGAGCTTGATAAAACATCAATTTATTTCCAGTTCGGATTAAAGATTAATGGCTTTGGCTGTTTCTTGTTAAATAGCCTTTTGATTCTGTTTTTAAATTTCTTCGCTTCTTTTTCTTTCAAAGCCTTTCTGTTATTTTCATTTACCATTTCCAACACTTCAAATTTCATTGTTGTTATCTCCTTTATTTTTTAAAAATTTTAAATTTGTGTTTTTTTCCAAAAGACGTTCTATAAGTTCACAAGTTTCATTTACTGTTGTCTTACATCTTTTAGAAATTGTTAAAACCTCAAACCCGCTTAGCCCTTTCCTTATTTCGTTCCTTGTAAGTTTTAAGTCGCTTACGGCTTTTGCAAGTTCACACATCTTGTCCATTACATTTCTCCTAAATTAAATTATTTTTATACAAAATAGCAGCCATTTTATCACGTATCTTTTCACACTCAGCGTCAAACTCTTCCTCTTGCTCATCTGTGTAATCAGGATTTTTCTTTTCCCAGTCTTCCCAAGCCTTTGCGCCTTCGATATAGTCTAATACAAGGCTTTCAAATGGTTCAAAGTTAAAGTCTTTTGCCTCGTATCTGTCGGTTAGATAGTCATGAAAATCTTCGAGTGAGATATATTTTATTTGACTTTCATATTTTACTTTAAATTCTTTAAATTCATTTTCTAAATGATTGCAGAAATCGTTGTATTCTTCTATCGCTCTGTCTTCTTCTTCGCATAAACGATCCCAAGCTAAGTCTCTTGCTCTTTCTGCTTGTTCTGCAAATTTTAATCCTTCGCTAAAACTCATTTTAATCATCTCCTATTATATTATCCGTTTAAATCGGATTGGTGTTGTAAAAAAAATTAAAGAGCCTTTTTATTTATCTTACAAACACATTATATCCGATAAAATCGGAAATGTCAAGTTATTTTTGATTTTTTTTTAAAAAATAAAGTATAATATATTAAAGAGCCTTATAGAATGGAGAAGATTATGGAAACTTTAGGTATAACTTTGAAAAAATTAAGAGAAAGTAGAAATTTAACAATTGCTGAACTTGCAGTTAAAGCAGGATTAGGAAGAGGAACGATAGGAGATATTGAAACAGGGAAAAATAAGTCTACAATTGCTACTGTAGATACATTATCTAAAGCATTAGGTTTAAATAAAAAAGAAAGAGAACAAATATTCGCTAGTATGTTACCTAAAGATATTGGGAAAAAATTATTAGGTGATCATAGTGATGAATTTTTAGATGGACTTTTGGAACTTTTGAAATTAGTAGAAGTTGAAGAACAAAAAAGTATTTTAACTCTTATAACTGAAAAAGTGGAATATTTAAGTTTAAAAAATGGGAATTATAAACAAGTTGAAGGGTTAATTAAAGAAGTAAAAGAAAAAATAGATGAATTATAAAAGAAAGGGATAATATGGCAAGACGTGGAAAAAGTTTTACTACTATTTTAAAACAGGCTGCACGTGAGGCGGAAAGAAGTAGAAAACGTGCAGAAAGAGAACGAGTTCAAAAATTAAATGCAATGAAAAGGGAACAAGTAAAAGCCGAAAAAGAATATCAAAAACAATTACAGAAAGAATATGTAGAAAGTAATCAAAATTATGCTAAGACAACGAAAGAAAATGCTGAAAATCAACGTAATACTTTTTTAAAAATAGCTAATCATATACGTATAAAAGATAAAATTAGTTTGTTGGATCAGATTAGAGAAGATACATTTGATGAAGAACGTCCAGAAATATCTGTTAAAATTGTATTTCCTAAACCGGAATACAAAGAAACTTTTATGTCAAAAATAATTCCTTCAATTAAGAAAAAGAAAAAAATACAATATGAAAATGAATTGAAAGAATGGAAAGTGAAATGTGAAGGAGCTAAAGCTGCAAATGAAGAAAATTTGAAAGCCTTTAACGAAGAATTAAAAATTTGGGAAAAAAGAAAAATTAGTTTTTATGATGAACGTGAAAAATACAATAAAAGTATAGAAGAATTAAATAATAGATATAATAAAAACAAAAAAAAGGCGGTTGAAGAATATTTTGAATTAGTCTTAGATGCGATAGAGTTTCCATACGAAGATTTGGAAGGAGATTATGATTTAGAGTACAACGAATTAAGTAAAATACTAATAGTAGATTATGTTTTGCCAAATATAGATGTGATACCAGATTTAAAAAATATGACTTATGTAAAATCACGAGATGAATTTAATGAAACGTATATAACTGAGAAACAAAAAGAAAAAGTGTATAATGAATTATTGTATGGATTAGTTTTAAAAATTGTAGAAGTTTTATATTCAAAAGTTGAAAATGATAGCGTGAAATCAATAGTATTTAATGGTTGGATAGAAAATATAAATAAAGCAACTGGAAATGAACAAAGTTTTTGTTTATTAAGTATACAAACTAAAAAAGAAGATTTTGATGTTATAAATTTAAAGCAAGTTGACTATAAAACTTGTTTTAGAAAATTAAAAGGTATTTCAAAATCTAATTTAAATGATTTAATTCCTGTTGCTCCAATATTGAATATAAGCACTGAAGATAAAAGATTTATTGATAATGTTGGAATAGGTGATAAAATAGAGGGGATAAATATAGCAAATATGGATTGGAAAGATTTTGAATACTTAATAAGAGAATTGTTTCAAAAAGAATTTGAAAATGATGGAGTAGAAGTAAAAACTACACAAGCAAGCAGAGATGGTGGAGTTGATGCAATAATGTTTGATCCTAATCCAATTAAAGGTGGAAAATACATAATACAAGCAAAAAGATATAACAATTTAGTAGGAATATCAGCAGTTCGGGATTTATATGGAACAGTTCATAACGAAGGTGCTACAAAAGGAATTCTAGTTACTACTTCAGATTTTGGAGCTGATTCCTATGAATTTGTTAAAGATAAACCTTTGACTTTAATAAATGGAAGTAATTTATTAAGTTTATTACAAAAACATAATTACAAAAATGTAAGAATTGATTTGAAAGAAGGGAAATAAAGTATTTTTTAAGAGCTTTAAAAAAGGCTCTTTTTTTTGTTAAAAAAGAATGAAAAAATATTTCTTTAAAAAACAACTTGACATTTCCGATTTTATCGGATAAAATAAATTAGAGGTGAGTAGAAATGAAAGAAAAGAAAAAAATAGCAACAGATATTTATTCAAAAATAAATATTACTCTTAAAAGAGAAAAGTTATCACAGAAAGTTATAGCTAGCAAAATAAATATGACTCCACAAACTTTCTCCGATAATATGATGAGATTAGCGAATGGTAATTTCCCTAAATTAGATTTTTTAATAGATATTCAACGTGAATTGAAAATTGATTTAGGGTTAAATTTTTAACCAATAATTACGATTAAATCGGAATTAATTGATTTTTTTTGCGTTAATAATTTTTCTTAACAATTCAATAATTTCTTTTAATTTTTCATCATTATTTTCCATAATAATTACTCCTTTCATTAAAGATGTAATTATTTTAATAATGATAGGAAAGCAAAACAAATTATAGAAAAATGTTGAGAGAGGAGGTGTGAGATGAAAATAAAAAAACTATGGATAAAGATTATATCCATAGTGGCTGAATTTTGGATTAATATATTGCTGTTTCATATACCTGTAAGATTTAAGAAGTTTTTCTTTGTAAATATTTACAAAATAGTTATAGCGAGTATATTAATCATTTTAGGAATTATATCGTATTTTATTTTAAAATTCTAATATTTAAGTATTTTTAAAATGTAGTAAATTTAGTTATTGAACATAAATACTCCCTTTTAGTTTTTTGTATGGGTGTTTTCTTGGAAATTTTTTTACTTTCTGCGAAAGAAAACTTCCTTTAGATTCAGCGTTTTTCAATTCATTGTAAAGAGTTTGATTAATGTTGCTGTACCTATATACAAATTCTGATTTTTTGAAACGGACATATAACTTTAAATTAAAATAACCAATGAACAAAATGTTGGTAGATCTTACCTTTATCATAGGGATTTCTTGGTTTAATTCTTTATCTAGAAAATACATCTTAGTTCTCCTTTCCAAGCTATATATTTTCTTGGCTGCTAAGTTTTGAAAATATATAATGTTTAAATTTTTTTAAAATATTGATGACAAAGGCAATATATCACAAATCTAAAAGAACTTCAAGGAGAAAAAAATGTTTAAAGAATTTTTAGGAAAATGTCTAAGATATGAAAATTTATACATCTTATAAGAAACAGGGAATAGAGAAAAGATTAAGAGAGTTAGCAAGAGGCACGGAAAAGTAACGGGAGCAAGTATATTATTATTTGATTCCAGGACAAAAAGAACTACAGTAAACGAAATATACTTTAACAGTCAAGGATATTTCATAATAAGGGATCAGAAAAGATTGAGACTGGGAAAATTTAATTAACAAAAAAGCACTCCGAAGAGTGCTGTAAAACAAAAAAAACTATATATCGTGTTTATTATAACATAATATATTTAAAAACACAACATATAGTGAGGGAAGGAAAAAGATGGCAACTTTTAGAGTAAATAAAACGAGTGATTATACAGTAATATCAAATTATCATTTAAGAGAAAAAGGAATGAGCTTAAAAGCAAAAGGGCTTTTGACTTTAATGTTGAGTCTACCAGAAAATTGGGATTATTCAATTTCAGGATTAGCTTCGATATGTGCCGAAAATGAAACCGCTATAAAAACAGGGTTGAATGAGCTAAAAAAATTTGGGTATTTAAGAATATCTAAAATATTTCCAAATAAAAAACGCGGAAATAAAAAAATAGAATACGTTTATGAAATTTTTGAAAAACCTCTTAAAGAAGATAAAAGACAAAAAGAACAAAAAACAGAAGAACAAACGTTAGAAAGTCAAGTGGTAGAAAATCAAGGTGTAGAAAATCTACCCCTAGAAAGTCAAGCGATAGAAAATCAAGGACAATTAAATACTAAAGAATTAAATACTAATAAATTAAATACTAAAGAAGTAAGTACTAAAGAATATATACATGTGAAAAATGAATTTTCACGATCGCATGAGGATATAAAAAACAAATGGATAAAAATTGCTCATGAATATAAATTGTCAGGCACACAACTAAAAATAACTGAAAAACGAAAGAGAGTTATTAATAATTTGCTGAAAGAATATTCGGCAGAAGAAGTATTACAAGCGATGGAGAAAGTGCATACTTCTAGTTTTCTTCAAGGAAATAACAAAACAGGTTGGCAAATATCGTTTGACTGGTTTATTAATAAATCAAATTTCTTAAAAGTGCTCGAAGGAAATTATGATGACAAAGTAAACTCTGAAATAAAAAACAATAATACTCATGCTAATCAAAAACCTGGAGCAAGTGCAAAAACCGAAAGACCAAAAGTAACGGCGGAAGGACTTAGAAAATATTTTGGAGGTAGCAGAAATGACAATGGAGGAATTTAACGAAGGATTTGGAATGCTGCTTGACTATTACCCTAACACAAGGGTAACGGAAGGGCTAGTAAATATTTATTTTATGGGATTAGCTGAACTTAGCATAGAGCAATTCAACTATGCAATAGGCAGAATAGTCAAGGAATACGAAGGCGATTTTATGCCAAAAGTCCCAGTAATTTTAAAATATGCTAAAGATTCAGATTTGGAACAGCAAGTATTTTATGCAAAAAAATTACTGAAAACAGCGATACATAAAAACGGAAGCAAAGGCATGGTGTGCTTTGAGGACAAAGGAGTACACGCAGTAATTGATTATGCTGGATGGAATAGGCTATGCACGATGAAAGATGATGAATTTGACAGTTTTTTGAAATGGGAATTTGACGGAATATACAAAGGGTTCTGCGAACGCCCTTATGAGACTTCTGACTATTACAGAGGATCGAGTCAGTTGCTTGGACAAACAAAACCTAGAATGATAAGCTATAAGGAAGCCAAAATTGGCAATACAGAAAATATGAATTTCATAAGACTTGAATATAAAAATATTACAGCACAGATTGAAAATAAAGTTGATTTATCGGAAATAAAAAATAAAATGCTGATAGGAGGATAAAAAAATGTGGAAATGTAAGAAATGTGGATGTGATCGTTTTTATCAGGACATAACAGGCGGAATTTCTGAGGTTTTAGAAATGAATGAAGATGGAGAAGTACTTGATGAAATTGACGATGTGGAATATGGTGATTTTTCGTGTGTAAAATGCAATAATTCAAGTTCGGAAATACAAGAAATCGCTTATTGGGATGAGATAAATGGAGAAAATAAACAAAGTATATAAAATCAGGAGGAAATAAATGATAAAAGAAAAAGTAAGGGTGAAGATTATAGCAATAGATTTCAATAGCCGTAAAGGCTGGAGATTATATCACAACGAGGACTTATATGGAAACACAGAAATTATAGATGATAGGTTTTGGAACGATGTGCAGGAAGGGTATTATAAATTCAGCAAGGGAACAATTTTAATTGCTGATATTAAATGTCCCTGGAGAATTGAAGAGCCTTTAAAAATTTTGAAAGTAAATGAGGTGATTTATGGTGATTAGGTTAGGATTATCCGTAATGCCGCCATCCGTAAATTCATTATGGATAAATAAACCGAGCGGAAGATACAAGTCTAAAAGGGGTAAAATCTTTGAAAATTTAGCCTGTGGTGAACTTAAAAAGCAATTTAGGTGTAAACCTTTGGCTAATAGTTTGAAAGTCCATACAAGGCTTTATTTCAAGGATAAAAGAAAAAGGGATATAGATAACTATAATAAAGCAATCTTGGATTCGATGACTGAAATTGTTTATGAAGACGATTCGCAGATAGAAGAACTGAATGTTAAAAAATTAGTTGGCTGTGGATTTAATAAAGTGGAAATCGAAGTGGAGGAATTAGAAAACGAACGAAATAACATATCTTGTATCATTTAAGTCTATGGATAAATTTAATAACATAGATTCTGGACATTGTGCAGCTGTTCTAGAAAAAGGAAATTATACAGAAGGCGAATTAGTGGATTTTTTTTATCGAAAGTGTGAGAACAAATTTTGATTTAGAAAAAGAACGAGAAATAATAATAACAAACATAATTAATTTAACAAAAATAAGAAGGGAATTAGAGGAATAATGGAAGCGTTAAAAACATTTGATATAGAGGAATTACTAAAAAGACAGGCGATGCTGGATAAAAAATTTGATGAAAAGAAAACGCCGAGAAAGCGGGATAAGAATAAAATTTATATAGCATATTTTGCAGAATTGGGAGAGTTGCTTCAAGAATTAAAAAGCGAATGGAACTATTGGAAAAACGGGACTGATAAACCGGATAAACAAAAAGTTTTAGAAGAAATGTCGGATTGTTTACATTTTCTTTTAAGCTTTTTTAACCAAGATGAATTTTGGAAAAGAGGAAGTTTAAGTCCGCAAGAATATAAAGAAGATATTGGGAGTTTTGAGAATGCGTTGATATACTTATCATTTCTTGAAACTACCCCCGTCTTAAAAATATTTGGATCAATGTTGATTGTGGCTGGACATGTAGGAGCAACAGAAGAAGAATTCCTGCAAGTCCATCACGAAAAATGGCTTAAAAATATGAACGAGAGAATTAAGGAGGAATATTAGGATGAATGAATTAATGAATATAGAAAACAGAAACACGCTAACAAGTTTAGATATAGCGGAAATAACAGGAAAGGAACATAAAAATATTTTGTCTGACATAAGAGATGAAATAAGTAAAATAGGGGAAGAGAGAGGTCGGCTAATTTTTCAGCCAACCACATATATTGATAATTTTAACAGAAATCAACCTGCATTTCTTTTGAATTACAAAGGAGTGTTGCAACTTGGGGCAAGATATAATGCTGAAACAAGGTTTAAGCTTATCGAAAAAATCGAACAGCTTCAAAAACCAATGACAGTAGAAGATGTGATCATATTGCAGGCAAATGAAATGAAGAGTGTTAAGCATAGAATTGACATCGTGGAAAACAAAGTTGACAACGAGATAAGAATAGACCACACAGAACAAAGAAAGCTGCAAAAAGCAGTATCATTAAGAGTATTTCAAAGACTTGATGTAGTAGATGCAGAAAGAAAATTAATGTTTTCAGCAATATACAGAGATTTGAAAGACAGATTTGGAGTTGCGAGTTACCGTGATGTGAAGAGAAAAGATTTGAAAAATGCCTTACTGTATGTTCAGAACTGGATAGAAAAAGCAGAATTGAGGAATTGAGATGGATGAAAAAGAGAAAACATTCAAAAGAATAAAAGAAAAGATATTATGTAATACAGAAATGAACAACCGTGATTTTGAGTTTGCGAAACTTAACGCTAATTTATTTAAGGATATTAAATTTACAAAGAAAAGGAAGGCTAAAAAGAAATGGCTTACACGGAAATCAAAAACAGTGAGATAACAATAACATTAGCCGTAGAAAAAGTTTATCCAGGACTTAAGCAACAGCTGGAAGAGCGTCTTAATAATTTTCCAATCAAAGTTATTCCTGTAAAAAAATTGTCTAAGGCGCAGAACGGACTGATACACGTGCTAATAAAGCAATTTGCTGATGAACTAGGCTGGACTATGCTGGATATGAAAGAATATCAGAAAGAACAGTTTGCAATAAGCAGAGATTTGAATAAATTTTCTACTGCCAAATGTGATATGGAAACGGCAAATGAATTTATATCGTTTATCATAGAACAAGCGTTAGAACTTGGAATAAATTTATATATTTTAGGCAAATACGATAAAAGGTATAAACACATATTGGAAATCGACAATATAACACAAAGATATGTGATTGCCTGCTTAAGAAAAAGAATTTGTTGTATCTGCGGAAAAGAGCATAATGAGTACAACACAATAGAACTACATCATTGGAATTCGGTGGCAAGCATAGGCGGATACGAAAGCTGTGATGGATTAAAAACACCATTTATGAGCTTGTGCGCTAAACATCATCAGGAATTTCACACAACAGGTAAGGAAACGTTTAAGAATAAATATTATATTGAAGGGGTGTGGTTAAATGTGGAACTTGTAAAAGAGTTGAAAAAGATTTATAAAAATCATTTTAAGGCGTTTAAGGAGGATGAAATATGACTGAAAAAGAAAAGCAAGATTATGAAAGAATTTTTTTAGAAGTTTGGGATAATAATTTGTTGGAAAAAGGACTTCTAATTGAAATGTGTCAACTGCTCGAATTAGACAAGAAAAAAGAAGATAGCGATGGATTTACATTATTCTATTACAAAACTACAAATGGTAGAACGTTTGTAATCGAAGACGATGAAATTCAAGGAACTTTGGAAATTTACGAGGAAAAATAAAGTTCAGTCGTAAAAAGTCGTTTTTATTAGAAAAAGATTAGGAGGAATAAATGAAAAACAAGGATAGGATGCAATTCAATTTAAAAAACTGGGAAAAACGTGGTTTCTTTGGAAATTTTTGGGATAAAAATGACAAAAGAGCAACTTTTAAAAAAATATTGAATAAAGACAAGTATAAAAAGAAATAGGAGGATTTGAAAATGTCAAAAAAATTAATGAGAATAGTATTTGGTTTTATATTTATATTCATAGGTGCTGCACAAATTTCACAAGCTAAAGATTTTTTGGATTTAAGTAAATTAGTTCTAAGTTTTGCATTCGGTATGTGGGTATCGAAATGGATTTAAAATAATTTAAGAAAGGGATTTGAAATGAAAAAATTATTATTAGGAATTGCAATTTTAGGATTGACAGGAAGCTGTGCAAGATGGGAAGATACTCAAAAAGATTGGGAGAGTGATACGAAAGGGCTAAAAAGGACAGTACAAATTTATACTCTTGACGGAAAATTGTTAAAGGAATACAAAGGGCTGATAAGGGTAAGAGATTCGGATGAGAGCGGAAGAATATCGTTAAACTTAATAAGTGAGAATAATCGCAGAGTTACAATTGATAATGCGATTGTAATAACAGAGGAGGAATAATGGAAATAATAATGAGAATTTTAAGTGCAGCAGTTACAATATTTTTAGTTTTCTTTTTAGTTAGTTATCTGTATGATTTTGTTGATTTATGCAACAATAAATTTGATTGTATTTTTTGCAATTAGAGTGTAAAATGGTATAAATTAATCATATTTAAAAAAGGAGACAAAAATGGAAAAGAAATTTAAAGTTGTCGAAACACTTTTTCGATGTGGCAAGTGTGGGAAATATATCAAAGCGATAAGACAATACAATGGCATGAAAATTATTGATGACGGATGTTTAGAATTTAGGATTTTTAAAAAGAAAAAGCCTGACTATGAGTACTTTTTTTGTTGTGAAGAGTGCAAAATAGAAAGCGATTCTTTGGGAGCTTTTAGAAAAATTATTCCACCTAAAGAACGGGCAGACTTCTGGTTTGTTAAAGGATACAAAGAACAAAAGACTAAAAATATGATAGAAAACACTCTAGACAATATGAGATCATATATAGAAAAAGCGAAAAAGGAACATAAAACCTATAGTGGAGTTCTTAAATATGGTCGATTAGGAAATTATCATTCAAAACATAAAAGCGTTGAAAAAGGTTTGGATAAATTACAAAACGAAATAACTAAAGCAATTAAATTATTTAAAAAGGGCGAAAATATAGAAGAGTTATTAGATTTTATTGTATTTTTATCAAATAATACTTTAAATAATCATAAAGTTTACATGTCGTATTTTATGCAAGCACGATTTCAATTTGAACGAGGAGCAAGTAATATAGTCTATCATAATTTGAAACATGTGAAAAGTTGTTCGAAAGGTATAAAGGAAGTAATGGAAAAATCAAAAAAAATTATTGTTTAGAATTTTAAATTTTTTCAAGAAAAAACAGAACTCGAACACTTGAAAAAACTGATAAAATAAGGTATAATTAGGAGGTAAAATTGAACACAAAAAAAGAACTTACACAAGATGACATTAATGAACTTTTAAAGGATAAAGAAGTTTTGTATTTATTACAAGATTTAAAAACAGCAAAAACCTTTGAGGACAATATCAAAATTACTTTATACATAAAAAAAGGCGAAATAAAAGATAAAGAATATAAAACAAAAAAATATCATAGGGGCAAATAAACCACAGATGTGTGAGCCACTGAATAGATAGATTAGAAATAGTCTATTTGTTTAGTGGCTCTTTTTGTTCTTAAGTATAAAAATAGCAAAATTTATATGAAAGAGATGATAAAAATGTATATTAAATGTGAAAAAATTAAAGAATTAGCAAAAAAAATAGAAAAAGAAACATTGAATGACTGCGAAGTAAAAGATGAAGGAAATGAGGATGAACGCATTGAGATATGGACAAAAACTTATGAGTGTTTTTCATATACTTCTAAAAGAGGATTAATATTTGAAATGCAAGATGGTTATTTAACTGAAGAAGAAATAGAGTATTTATTTAATGAATATAAAAAAATAAAAGAAGTAATTCAAAATTTTTTAGAACAAAAGGAAAAATAAAATGGGTATTATGATAACTATAATGGGTTTTATTATTTATATCATAGTAATGTTGATAGTATTTGAGGTTATCAATTATAATTTGAAGAAATATCTAAATGAAAGAATAAAAAGAAGTTTAGAACTCTTGGACAAATTAGAAGAGATTGAAAAAGATATAGATAACAAGGTAGATGGATTAAAGATAATGATATATGACAGATATCTTGATAGATGTAGAGTAGGAATGAAGAAACAGAGAGAAGAAGACAAAGGATTAAGAGGTAAGCTAACAGAAATAGAGAGCAAATATTCAAAATAGTGAGCATATCAAGTCAAGGTTAAAGTGAAAACAAAGAAAAAATGAAATTTTGATTAAAAAAGGTACTTCTGAGAGGTCAAAAAAGAGCGAACGGGTTCGAAGCCCCAGAAAAAATATGTATGATGGCTTTTTTAAGTTTTGTTTCCGTTCCGAAATGGAGGTGTTATGTTAGTAAAAGAGAATCAGATAATAAAGGCAAACGAGTTAGCAAAATTGCTAGGTATAACAGATAGACACCTCCGCAATTTAGCTAGTGAAGGAATAATAAAAAAAACGGAAAAAGGCAAGTATCTATTTTGGGAAAATGTACTTGGATATATTGAGTATATTGAATCTAAAAATGATGTGGATTTGAATTTGAAAGATGAAAAGATTAAGGAAGAGATAAAACGAATAAAAAAAGATGTTGAACTAAAAGACTTAAAAATTAAGGAAACTAAAAATCAATTACATTTAGCATCTATTGTTGAAAAAGTGATGACTGATATGCTCATGAACATAAAAGGGAAACTACTTTCTATATCTAGTAAAGTAGCACCGGCGGTAATTGCGGCAGATAATCTTGGTGAAATTCAAGATGTCATCCAAGATGAAATATTTGAGGTTTTAGAAGAACTTAGTGAATATGATCCCGATATGTTTAAAAATAATAAAATTTTTATAGAAAATGAGGAAGATATGGAAGTGAAAATTGAAAGTGAAAAGAGAATTAGAGGAAGACCTAAAAAGAACAGTTAAATTATTCAAAAAAATTGCTTTAGCTTTAAAACCGCCACCAAAATTAACCATTGATACTTGGGCGGATATGTATAGAGTTTTATCAACTAAAAGTTCAGCAATTCCAGGAAAATGGAAAACTGATAGAGTGCCATTCCAAAGAGAAGTAATGAGGGCGATCTCTGACAAGAATACAGAAAAAGTTGTGATGAAGTATGGCGCTCAGTTATCGAAAACAGAAATTATGTTGAATACTGTCGGATATTTCATGGATTATGAGCCGTCTCCTATTATGTTTTTAATGCCTACTAAGGACATGGCGGCAGATTTTTCAACGACAAGGCTTAATGATATGATCCAGTCTACACCACAACTACGTAACAAAATTATTGAAAGTGCTGATGCAAGAGATACGAAAAGACAAAAAGAGTTTTCGGGCGGATACATTGTTTTAACTGGGACTAATTCAGCTTCAGAATTGGCAAGTAGGTCAATTAGGGTTCTATTAGCGGACGAAATTGACCGTTTCCCTAGAAGTGCTAAAAAAGAGGGAGACCCATTAAATCTGGCAATCGAAAGGGTAAAAACTTGGCCAAACAGTAAAATAGTTTTGACAAGTACACCAACAATCAAAGGCGGAAGCAGGATAGAACTTGAATATGAGAACAGCTCGAAAGATGAGTATTACATTCCTTGCCCAAAATGTGGTGAAATGCAAACTTTGAAATGGGGAAATATTATTTTTGAAGATGTTACACATAAATGCGAGAAATGTATGGAAACTTCAACAGAGTACGAGTGGAAACGAAACCTTATTAAAGGCGAATGGAGAAGTACTAATCCTGATGTAGACCCACATGTTTCAAGAGGATTTCATGTATCGGAGTTATACAGTCCGTTTACTAAATGGGCTAGCATAATTCGTAAATTTAGAGCGGCAAAAGGTGATGAACAGCTTATGAAAGTATTTGTCAACACGGCTCTTGGGGAATGTTGGGAAGAAAAGGTTGAAAGATTTAATTTTGAGGAAATACAGGCAAGGGCTGAGGATTACGGAGAGCATTTGAATTACGAGGACGGAACGTATGAGGAGGTAGAAATTCCTGATAAAGTCAATGTGCTTACTGCTGGTGTCGATGTTCAAGATAATAGGCTTGAAGTTGAAATTGTTGGATGGGCGAAAGGCGAAGAAAGCTGGGGGATTTATTATAAAGTGATTATGGGAAATCCTGCCTTACCTTATGTTTGGAATGAGTTAGATCAAGTTCTAATGAAAGATTATTCTTATCAGAACGGAGAAAAAATAAGAGTTGCTTGTGCTTGTGTTGATACAGGTGGGCATCATACTGATGATGTTTATAGATATGTAAAAGCAAGGGAACAACTGAATATATTTGGTATAAAAGGAAGTGGAGAAGCTGGGAGACCTCTTATTTCACGACCTAGCAAAAATAATAAAGGAGGAATTTCCTTATTTGTTTTAGGAGTTAATACTGGTAAAGATACAATAATGAGCAATCTTAAAGTAACAGAACCAGGAGCTAAATATATGCACTATCCAAATGATCCTAAGCGTGGATATGATGAAGTTTACTTCAAAGGGCTTACTTCTGAAATAAAAGTTGTTACTTTTAGCAAGGGACAAGCTAAAATTGAGTGGAAAACAATTGGAGACAAAAGAAATGAGCCTTTGGACATTCGGAATTATGCACAAGCGGCATTAAGAATAGCAAACCCCAACTTAAATATACGGTATTCAACGGATGTACTTAATAATTTTAGGACACAACAAAGAAATAGCAGCAGGCGAATAATTCGTAGCGGAATATAGGGAGGTAAAAATGTATAGTATAGAAACTTGCAAAGAAATGATAAATTCATATATTGAGGCTGAAAAGGCTGTATTGTTAGGACAGAGCTATAAAATTGGAAGTAGAGAACTGACGAGAGCAGATTTAACTGAAATTATAAAAGCTAGACAATTATGGGAGCATAATTTAACACTTGCACAAAACAGTGGACGGCGTACACAGTCTGTACAGGTTATAATAAGAGATTTGTAATAGTTAGGAGGTGGAAATGATTGAATTTATTTGATAAGGCAGTAGGAGTATTTAATCCAGAAAAAGCATTAAAGATGGCTGGAGCAAGAGAAAGGCTAAAGCTGTTTAACCAAAATCAAAAAATAATGAATAAAGGTTATGGAGAACACGGGGCAAGTACCCGTAAAAAATCTTTGAGAGGATGGTTTGCTTCTCTCGGTGGAGTAAAGAACGACATTTATAACTACCGTGAAAAACTCGTGGCACGTTCCAGAGATTTGTATATGGGAGCACCTCTAGCTAATGGAGCTTTGAATACAATGAAAATGAATGCTGTTGGTTCAGGATTAAAATTAAAATCAAGTATTGATTCAGATATTGTAAACTTATCCGAAGATGAGATAGAAACGTTAGAAACTAAAATTGAAAAAGAATTTAATTTGTGGAGTAATTCTAAAATAGATCAAACAGGTTTACTTAACTTTTATGAAATTCAAGATTTAGTTTTCTTAACAACATTGTTAAATGGAGAATGTTTTGTTCATTTGAATTATTTTGAAACCCAAGAAAATCCATATAGCTTGAAATTATCTATAATTGAACCTGACAGGGTGAATACTCCGAGCAACAAAACGAGCGATACTTCTATTGTCCAGGGAGTACAATTAGACAAAAATGGACGTATTAATGGTTATTATATTCAAGAGCATAATCCGAATGATGAAATCAGAGGCATGAATCAGTATAAATATGTAAAAATGTATGGAAGTGAAAATCAATTAAATATAATTCATTTAACAACTGCGGAGCGTCCAGGACAGGTAAGGGGTGTACCGATATTAGCTCCTGTAATGGAAAGCTTGAAACAGCTCGATAGATACACAAATGCAGAATTAACAAGCGCAATCATCAGCAGTATGTTTACAATTTTTATTGAATCGGCTGATATACCTCAAACAAATCCAGGGGATTTATCGAACGTCGGACAAAAAGATGCCATAGCAAATGAAGAATCTGGAACGCTGGAGCTTTCAAGCGGTGCAATAGTATCTCTTAACAAAGGCGAAAAAGCGACATCAGTAAATCCAGCAAGACCTAATGCACAATTTGACCCATTTATGACAGCTATAATACGGCAAATTGGAAGCAGCTTGGGCATTCCTTATGAACTTATGATAATGCACTTTACAAGCAGTTATTCAGCAAGCAGAGCGGCTTTATTAGAAGCGTGGAAAACTTTTAGAAAAAAACGTGAATGGTTTGCGAAAAATTTTTGTCAACTCGTTTATGAAGAGTGGCTAAGAGAGGCGGTTTTACTAGGAAGAGTAGAAATAAATGATTTTGAAAATGACATTTTGATTAGAAAAGCATACAGTAACGCAATTTGGAGTGGAACATCACAAGGACAGTTAGATCCTATGAAAGAAGTTAATGCGGCAATTTTGAGAATAAATGCTGGGTTATCAACGAGAAGCCGTGAAACTATTGAATTAAATGGGGGAGATTTTGAACAAAATATAAAAATATTGGCAAAAGAACAAAAAATAGCAAATGAGAAAGGAGTGATTTTGGATGGGACAATCTATACCGAACCACCAAACAATGAGCCAGAGGAATAAAACTATATGGAATATAGTTAAAAACGATGATAAAAATGCCGAATTGATGTTATATGGTGATATAGCTGAAAGTTTTTGGGGTGATACCATAAGTGCTAAGGAAGTTACAGAATATTTGGCTGACTTAGATGTAGAAAATATTAATGTCTATATTAATTCAAATGGCGGAGTAGTTGACACTGCTATTGCAATTAATAATGCTTTGAGAAGACATAAAGCAAAAGTAACTGTAAATATTGATGGTATTGCAGCAAGTGCGGCTACTTTAATCACGTGTGCTGGAGATACAGTTAAAATGCCTAAAAATGCTTTGTTTATGATACATAACCCTTTAACAATTGCAATGGGGGATTCAGAAGAGATGAGAAAACAGGCAGATGTACTTGAAAAATACAAAAATTCAATAATGGAAACTTATTTGCAAAAAGTTAATATTGATAAAGAAAAATTATCAGAACTTATGGATAATGAAAGCTGGTTAAGTGCTGAAGAAGCGTTGAAATATGGATTTATTGATGAAATAATCGAAAATGCAGATATTCAAGTTGTAGAAAATAAGGTTATTTCAAACAATATGGTATTTAATATGGCGGAGTTTAAAAACTTTAATGTTGATAAAAATATAAAAAATAATGGAAAAGGAAGTGAAAAAATGACAAGAGAAGAAATTAAAAATCAATATCCTGATATTTATGCCGAAATCATAAACGAAGGAAAAGAAATTGGTATCAAGGAAGAAAGAACAAGAATACAGGAAATTGAGAATTTAGGATATAACCACGAAGTAGTTGATAAAGCTAAATTCGAAGAGCCTAAAAATGCTAGAGATTTAGCATTGGAAATTGTAAGTTTAATGAAACAGGAAAATCAAAATAAACTTAACAGGATACAAGATGAAGGGAAACCACTTAACAATATGCCGAAAGGTAATGATGATGGGGTTAATGATGAGCAAAAAGCAGCAAATAAAATTTTAGCATTTTTTAAGAAAGGTGGTAAATAAATATGAAATATGATTATACAAATGAGCCAGATCATTTGATTGTTGGGAAAAAGGAACTGGTTTTAGCAGAACTTGTTTTACAGGTCGGAAAAACTGTGAAAAGAGGAGATATTGTGGATAAAGATGGTGCAATAATAACTGATACTGGAAAAGTATTCGGAATTGTTACAAGAGCTGCCGATGCAATTGGAGCTCCAACAAAAACAACTGTTTATACTGAAGGGGAATTTAATATTGAAAAACTAAATTTCGGTACAGCAACAAAAGAAAAAGTAATTGAGTTATGCAGCGACAGAAATATTTATTTAAGAACAGTAGGAGGTAAGGAATAACAATGAGTATGAATTTAGATTTGAGTTTAAGAACATTATTTTTAGTAACAGAGGCAATGCCTAGACCAAGAACATTTTTGTTTGATACGTTTTTTGCAAATAGGGAAAATTTGGATACTGAAACAGTAACTATTGAATTTAAAAATGGTAGAAGATTGATGGCTCCATTTGTTGATAGATATGTTGACGGAGAGGAAATGCCAAAAGATACATTTTCAGGAAGAACATTCAAACCTTATGCAGTAGCTCCTAAAAAGACGTTTCACGCAGATGAGTTGACTTTTGAAAGATTGCCAGGAGAAAATCCGTTTTCACAAAGTGATCCTGATACAAAAAGACAGAAAAAAATTGCCGAAACTTTGCAGGAACAAAGCGAACAGATTGCAAGACGTTGGGAGGCTATGGCAGCTGAAACATTATATAAATTACAAACTACAATCGACGGAGAAGGAATATCAGACACAATCAAATATTATGATAACTCTTCTACGGAACATCATACAACCGTCGCTTCAACTTGGGACAATGCTAATTCTGACCCAATTAAAGATATAAAGGCTGTATTAAGCGAAATTAATAAAGCTGGAGGAACTAGACCAGAAGCCATAATTCTTGACCCATTGGCTGCGGAATTATTTATTAATAATAAAGCTGTACAAAATATGATGAATCTTAGAAATGCTTATTTTGGGGATATAAGACCTGAAGTTGAGGGTGTAAATGGTGCAAGTTATATTGGTACATTGACTGGATTAGGAATTGATGTTTTTGAATATCAAGAATATTACGATTATGTGGATAAATCTACAAAGCAAACTAAAACAAAAGCAATTATTCCAGATTACACAGCTTTATTTGCACCGAAAGGGAATTTAGTAAAATTTGGAGCTGTAAGTACAATTAAAGATGGACTTTTGGAAGGGGATTTAATCCCTAGAACCTACACAAAGGAAGAAAATGATACTATTACAATCCGTACAATGTCAAAACCAGTAACAATTCCTTTGAACACAAAATCATTGAAAGTTCTAAAAGTTAAGTAGGTGATGGTTGATGGCAGTGTATATAGTTAAAGAATCGTTTATTTATGACGGAAAAATACAAAATATCGGCGAAGAAGTTCAAATACTGGAAAAAGATGTGATTGAAAATTGTATCAACAGAGGACTGATAGAGAAAAAAGACAGTAAAAAAGCAGACACAAATGACATTCCAGAAGAAACAGGAGTGTCAGATTCTGAATCTAAAACGGATAAAAATAAGAAAAAATAGGTAAAAGAACATGAATTTTAAAGATATTTTAGAAAATGATATACAAAATGTGTTTTTAAATTCAGAAGAATTTGGAGAAACACATAATTTAAATGGTGTTGATGTTATTTGTGTGACAGATGAGGACAGTTTTCAAGAAAAGGAAATTAGTGGAAAATTAACAATAGAAAGTGGATTTTACAAGGAAGGAATTACAGTATTTATTGATAAAAAATATTTGAAGTATAAGCCTGAAGGAAACATGAGAATAGATTTTGATGATAAAGAATGGATAGTTGCAAACTGTAAAGAGAACTTTGGTATGTATGAACTTGATTTGTATAGATACACGGATTATTAGGAGTTGATTTAGATGTTTACAATTCAATTTGATGAAAGTGTCCTAAGTGACATAGAGAATAAATTTGTTGAGTTTCCACAACAAGCTCCGAGGGCATTGGCGAGTGCTTTGAATAGAGTTTCGAGTATGACTAAAACTCGTATGGTTAGAAATGCACGAAAAATTTATACAGTTAAATACGGTGAATTATTAAAAGGATTAACTGCTAACAAAGCATTTCCTGCCAAGCTGATAGCACAAATTAATTCTAAAGGAAATTATTTAGGACTTGATAATTTTCAATTGAATCCAAGTACGAGAATTGGTAGAACGCCAGTAATGGCTACAGTAAAGAACGGGAATGGAATAATGCTTAATGGTAATACGTTTATAGCTTATAGAGACGGACGCTTAGGAGCATTTGAAAGGGAGGGAAGTGGGCGGTTACCAATCAAAAGGAAATATGGACCGTCTGCTCCACAAATGTTAGGACCTACGACGTGGTTACCTGATCTTGATGAATTTATGTCTCAAAAATTAAACGAAAGGTTTGAACACGAGTTGAATAGACTCTTGTCAATGTAATTTATGAGTATTAAAGTTATTGAAAAAAGTTTGTATGACTTTTTGTGTAAGGAATTTAAAGATACCGATTATCAAATATTCCGAGGGGCGTTGCCAGTTAGGAGATACAGTGAAATTGATAAAAACACGGGACAGAAAAAGCCGTTTTTTCCTTGTGTGACATTAAGAGCTTTGAGTTCAAGGCAAATTACGGAAGGAATGGATAGTTATGATTGCGACGCTACTTTTGAAATAATAGTTGGGACTAAAAATGAAGATTATATTGAAAATCTTTACAAAGGCGAAGAAATTAGAAGTAAACTTTTAACTAAAGTTTATGATGAAAGAGGTTGGGCGATACGGGAAGATAAAGAATTTAAGTGTGATTTATATAGCGACGAGTTTGGGGATTTTATATTTTCAAGAATCACATTCACAGTATGGGATTACCCTGTTGAGCCTGAAATTTTGAAGGAGGAATAATGGAAGATAAAAAGCAATATATTTATTTGGGAGATACGCTTGAATTTAAAGATATTAAATTTACAAAAGGTGTTATTTACTACAGCAATGAAGTAATTGAAGCAAAACTTGAGAAATATCCGCTTTTGAAAAGAACTTTGGTGGATGTTAATCAAGCTAGTGAAGCATTACAAAATGAAAAATTGCTTGAAACGGTAACACAGCAAATTAAAGACCAAATAAGGGAGGAGGCTGAATAATGGGTTATAAACACGGAACTTATCAAACTGAGACATCGAGTGACATATCACTACCGATAGTGCTTGATTATGGGCATTTTATTGTAGGGACTGCACCGTTGAATAAAGTTAAAAAAGAAAACAGAAAAGTGAATGAGATTGTAAGATTAGGAACTTATAAAGAAGCTATCCAGTATTTTGGAGACACTTATGACTTGGATTTTTCAATTTCGCAAGCGATAAAAGTATTTTTTGAGTTGTACAAAGTAGCACCGCTTTATGTTGTGAATATCTTGGATCTTGAAAAGCATAAAACAGCTAAAAAGACTCAAAATGATTTGAGCTTAACAAATGGTAAAGTTGTTATTCCAAATCACAAATTGATAACAGACACATTAGTAGTCAAAGAAAATGCGACATCACAAGTTATTTCAGACGCTGTAACAATATGGACGGATGAAGGGCTCGAAATATATGCTAAGCCGTCAAATGGAACTAAAATTGATATTGAATATGAAGAAATTGACTTGTCAAAAGTAACGAAAGCACAGGCTTTAGGCGGATACGATATTTCAACGATGAAAAGAACTGGATTAGAATTATTAGATGAAGTTTATTTAAAATATTCGGAATTACCAGCTTTCATTGATATTCCAGATTTTTCAAGCGATAGTGAAGTTGCGGCGATTATGCAAACAAAAGCTAAAAATATAAACGGGAATATGTTTGAAGCAATTGCATTGATTAATGCACCGATAGACAAGCCTTATGACCAAATTCCAAAATGGAAAGATGATAATAATATTAACGGAAATGACCAAATTGTATTATACGGAACATTAGGATTAGCTGGCAAGAAATATATTCAGTCTATTCAGTATGCTGCTTTGTCGTTGCTGGTAGACGACGAGAAGAGTGGTGTGCCTTCACAGGTGCCGTCTAACTTCGCATATAAATGTGACAGTTTATATTGGAAAAATTCAAATGGAAAATTAGAGGAAATAATTTTAGATAAAGAACAACAGGCTAATTTTTTAAATAAAAATGGAGTAGTTACAGCTATTAATTTCAAAGGTTGGCGTTGCTGGGGGTCTGAAACTGCACTTAATCCGATGGCAACAGATCCGAAAGACAAATTCATAAACACTCGTAGAATGTTTAAATATGTTGGAAATGAATTAGTTATAAGTCTTTTTGACCAAGTGGATAAAACATTCTCTAAAAAATTAGCTGAAACAGTAACAAAATCAATGAATATTAGATTAAATGCTATCGTGGCTAGAAATGATCTGTTAAGTGCAAGTGCGGTTTTATCAAGCGAGGATAACGACCCTATTAATGTTATGAATGGTGATATAACTTGGGTTATTAAGCTAGGAGTAATTCCAGGCATGAAATCGGCAACATTTAAGAAAAAATATGATGTAGACGCATTGACTGAGTTTGCGAAGAGTCTAGGAAAATAGGAGGAATGAAGAAATGGCTAAAAAGAAACTGCCTTTAGGAATTGTTGACGCTGACCTTTATGTCAATGGTTCAAACGCATTAGAAGGAGTTGGAGTAGTAGAACTTCCGAATGTAGAATCAGCAACAATAACAACTGAACAATTTGGTATGGCTGCTGAATTTGAAGCTCCGTTAATTGGACATTATAAAAAGATGTCGGCTAAGGTAAAAATGGACAGTATGAACGAAACATTATTAAATTTTAATAATAATGACTCAATCACACTAGAGTGCTTGGGAGCTTTGCAACAGTTAGATAGAATGACGCACTCACCAAAAATAACTGGTGCAGATGCAACATTAAAGGGATTTATCACAAAATTTGATGGCCCAAAAGTCGAAAATGGTAAAAAATTTGAAGGTTCGTTTGATTTGAGCATTACTTATTATAAATTAACAATAAATGGTAAAACAATCATTGAAATTGATGTATTGAACGGAATTTCAAATGTAAATGGAAGTTTTAACAATATCATAAGACAATTATTAGGACATATTTAGGAGGAATAGAATGATTATAAAATTAACAAAAGAATATGAATTAGGAAGTAAAAAATACAAAGAAATAGATTTAAAACTGGATAATTTAACAGGAGCAGATTTATTAGAATGTGGAAAAGATTATAAGTCAAGAATGAAATCCAACGCTGAAAACTTTAAAGATTTTGATGACGCTTGGGCTTTGACTGTGGCTGAAAGGGCATCAGGTATTAAATATGGGCATTTAATGACATTAGGTGCTGAAGACTTTTTAAAAGTGGTAAATCAAACTAAGAATTTTTTAGTAAAAGGTTGGGGAACGGACGAAGACAAGGACGAGAAAGCTCCAACGGAAGCATAACAGATGACTTTTTAGACTTGATTACAGATTTATTGAGCGGACTCAACTATTTTAAAATGAATATTAGTTATGAAACACTTATGAAATGCACATTTGATGAGCTGGATTACTGGATAGCAAGGGCTAATAAATTGATTGAGGAAGAAAAGATAAGACAAGAAGAAAGTGAATAAAAATGGGGATTAGTCATCCCCACCAATGAAAATTGATAAAAATTTAAACAGAACTACAATAAGAGCTATGACTGTAATTACAGGACTTATGGTAAACATAAATGATAGAAATATAAAAAGGAAAAATAGTGATGGAATAGATACAACTAGACCAAATAATATTATCAAAATTATTTCTAGCGGAGTATATTTTTTATCTGATTTATTAATTTTCATAAAAATCACCTCTTTAATATATTATACCATATTTGAGAGAAAAGGAGGAAAATTGTGGCAAAAAATTTGGAGCTGAACATAGTCCTAGGTGCGGCGGTAGCTGGTGCTATCAATGGAATGAGCCAAGTTGCAAATGCTTTGAAAAACACGACAAAATCTGTCAAAGAATTTGAAAAACAAATCAAAAGTATGGAGAAAGCACAAAAAGCGTTTCAAAATATGGACAAGGCTCGTGACGGATTAAATAAAATTAATTCAGAATATAAAAAAGCTGCTGAACATTTGCAAAAATTGAAAGCCGAATACGAAAGAACTGGAAGCAGCAATAAACAACTGGCTAAGGAGATAGAACAGGCTGAGAAAAGCGTTGGGAAATTGAATAAGCAAAAAGAACGACAGCAGCATGTATTTGAAGCTGCAAGAAGCAAGATAGAAGCGGAAGGCGCTAGCCTGTCTAATTATAGAAGTAAAGTTCAGGAAGTTGAAAAAGAAATTGAAAAAATGAACAAACTGAAAGAAGCTCAAAAAAGATATGATGCTAGACAAGAATCTATTGGAAGAATGAAAGACTTCGGGGATAAGCAGATAACACAAGGTATGGGAATGGCTGGAGCTTTGGCTGTTCCTGTTAAATTAGCAGTTGATTTAGAAAATGCTCAAGCGGATTTGAGAAAAGTCGCAGAATTTAGTTCAAAACAAATGGAAACAGGATTTTACAAAGCAATAAGAAACTTTAGTGAAAACAGTCCGCTATCTCAAGTAGAATTATTTCAAATTGCAGGAGCAGGGGCCCAAGCGGGAATAAAAACAGATGAATTGGAAAGATATACTAAAGATGCAGCTAAAATTAAAGTCGCCTTTGATATGAATACTGAAGCGGCAGGGAACTTTTTAGCAAAAACAAGGGCACAATTAAATTTGGATCAGAATGGAGTAATGCAATATGCTAATGTAATTAACTATTTAGCAAATAATGTAGCGGCAACAGCTCCAGAAATTGCTGATATTTCAAGCAGAGTTGCTGGATTGGGTGGAATGGCTGGTATTTCTAAAGAAGGAGTTGCAGCATTAGGAGCAAGTTTAGTATCGGTTGGAGTGCCATCAGAAGTTGCAGCAACTGGATTGAAAAATATCTCATTAGGATTAATGGCTGGAACATCAGCAACTAAAAAACAAGCGGCAGCTTTTAAATCGTTAGGATTAGATGCAGAAGATGTGGCTAAGAGAATGACAAAAGATGGAGAAGGTACATTAATTGATGTTTTTCAAAGAATAAAAAAACTTCCAAAGGATGTGCAGGCGGCGACACTTAAAAATTTATTTGGTAAAGAATCTATTCAGTCTGCATCGGAATTGGCGAAACATATAGATGAAGTTAGTAAAAATATGAAAAATGCACACGATAAATCTAAAACTAATGGTAGTGTTGATGCGGAATACAATCAAAGGTTAAAGACAATGGGAAACGTCTTTTCAACTTTAAAAAATAGAGTTGTAAACATGGGAGTGGATTTAGGTTCAGCATTAGGACCAAGTTTAGTTCAAGTTGCAAATTCTATTGGTCCATTAATTAAGAAATTTTCTCAGTTAATACAAAAACATCCGCAATTGACTGCAAATATTCTAAAAGCTGTAGCGGGATTTGCAGCATTTAAAATAGGACTTGGTGGATTAGCTAAAGGATTTGCACCAGTTTTTAGTGGAATATCTAAAGGAATTCATATATTTGATAAGTTTAAAGCGGCTGGGAGTTTTGCAGAAGGATTTAAAACAGCATTTCCGACAATATCTAAAATTGGTAGTGGACTTAAGAAATTGGGACAATCTGGTTTAAAAGTAGGAAAAGTACTTGGAAAAGGATTGGTAAAGGGAGTGCAGGCAACAGGAAAAGTTGCAAAAATAGCAGGTAGCGGAATAGTCAAAGGTGCTAAATTTGTTGGAAGTGGTGCTATAAAAGGTGCGAAAGCAATTGGTTCAGGAGCAAAGGCTGTTGGTGGAATGGCAGTTCAAGGAGCGGCTAAAGGAATGCAACTTTTAGCAACAGGAGCACAGAAAGCTATTGGAGCAGTTAGAGCAGTTGGAGTAGCTTTAAAAGTTGCTTTTATGGCAAATCCAGTTGGATTTATTATAGCAGCGATAGTTGCTGTTGTTGTGATTTTAGTAGTACTTTATAATAAATGTTCATGGTTCAGGAATGGAGTAAATGCTATTTTTAGAGCTATAGGAAATTTTATAAAGCAAGTTTGGCAAGGAATTAAACCAGTTGTAATGGCTGTTATTTCAGGTATCGCAGCTTATATAAGAGTGTACGTTGCTGTTTGGAAAGCAATATTTAAAGGGATAGGTATTGTATTTAAGGCAATTTGGAACGGAATAAAAGTAGTTGTAAAAGTTGTAATGGCTGGAATATCAGCTTATATCAGAACATATGTAAATGTTTGGAAAACAATTTTTAAAGTAATTGGTACAGTTGCCAAAGCTGTATGGAATGCTATAAAAGCAACCGCAATGGCATTATGGAACGGTCTAAAATCTGGGATAACAGCAGTAGGATCATTTTTTAAATCAACTTGGGAAGGAATAAAAGGAGCTGCAATTGCTGTATGGAACGGTATTAAATCAGCATTTGATAAAGTTGTTGAAGGATTGAAAAGTGCAATTAGCGGTGTTGTAAAATTTTTCACGGATAAATGGAATGGCTTGAAAAATATGGTTTCAAAAGGGCTTGGAGCAGTTGGAAATTTTTTAGGATTTGGAAAAAATGCAGCAGGAACTAACTACTGGAGTGGAGGACTTACAACAGTAGCAGAACGTGGAGCAGAATTAATTCAAATACCTGGTAAACCAGCCTTTTTAGCAGAACGCGAAATGTTATTGAATTTACCTCGTGGTACTCAAATCTTGAATAATCGTGAAACTAGAAATAGTTTTAGAGATAAGATCAGCGGACTAAAAGAGAGAATGTCAGAACTTAGAAGTAATGAAAGTTCAGGCAGTGGTGATGTTATAAATATCACAATTAATGCTGGCGGAAATGTTGACGCTAATGTGATTGAAAAAGCAGTAATGAGAGCATTAGAAAAAGCTAGAAATAAAAAAGAAAGGACGGCATTTGCATAATGGCGAAAGTAAAAGTGTATAAAACAGTTTCGGGCGACACTTGGGACTTGATAGCATATAAGGTTTATGGAAGCGAAGGCTATTATCATGATCTTATAAGAAGTAATTTAGCTTTAATCGACATCGCCGTCTTTGACGCAAATGTTCCAATTATCATTCCCGAAATTGCCGAAGAAAGTGATAATGATACAAGTTTGCCGCCGTGGAAGAGAGGTGAATAGAAATGGCATTTGCCAGAAGTATTAGGGTTATAGTTATATTTAATAAAGTTGATATTTCTGATGAGATAGCACATTCTATTTCATCTCTTAACTACACAGATAATTCAAAAAATGCTATAGATGATTTAGAAATAGAACTAGAAAACTTAGATTATAGATGGCTTAAAGAGTGGTATCCTGATGAGAATGCTCAATTACTCGTTGGGATTCACGAAGAGCTGGAAAATGAAACTAATTTTTTGGACTTGGGAACTTTTTATGTGGATGAGCCGACTTTTGAAGACCATAAACTTACTTTAAAGTGCTTGGCTTTGCCACTTGATCAGAATATTAGAGACCAGAAAAATAGTGTTGCTTGGGAGAGTATAACTTTGAAAGAGCTTGTTACACGGATTGCAAATAAACACGAAATGAATGCAGAGATTTATACAGAGAATGTGTTTTTTGAGAGATTAGACCAAAATCAGGAAACGGATTTAGCCTTTATTAACCGAGTTGTAAAAGAGATTGGCTTGAATATGAAAGTATCTGATGATAAGATTATTATTTTTGATGACGAGGAAATGGAAAAGAATGATACTATTGAAGTTTTTAATATTAAAGATTATCGGATTAGAAGTTTTAGTTTAAAAAAGAAAAATAAAGAGATTTACGATAAAGTTGAAGTTTCGTATTATGATCCTGACAAGAAAAAGGTTGTTAAGGAAATTATCACAAAAGAGGAACTTGACAAGCGTAATCAAGTTACAACTGAAGAAAAAGAATCTAAAAGTAAAGACAGTAAGAAAACTAACAAGAAAAGCCAGAAAAAGGCTAGTAAAAAGCCAATTAAAAAGATTAAATCCAAGAAAAAATAAGAGGCTAAAATGAAGAAAAGAAAAACAGTTAAAGAATCAAAAGAAAAATTGCAAAAGAAAGCAGAAAATAAAAAAACAAGGACTAAAAGAACTAGAACCTTAAAAGTTAAAACCAGGGGGAAAACAGAACCAAAAAAAGTTGCAAAAAAGACCCTGAAAGATAATCTTAAACAAGAGTATCAAATAACTTTAAATGTTGACGGAAGTACTAAATATTTGGCTGGAGCAATAATTGAGCTTGATGAAAGCTGGGGAAAGTTTGAGGGCAAATATATAATTGACAAGGTAACACACGAAATAAGTGGTGATTATACTTGTGAAATTACAGCAATGAAACTTGGAGCGAGAGAAAATGCAGAAAAAAATGCAATTGCTCAAACTAAAGAGGAACAAAAGAAAAAAGAAGCTGAAAAACAAGCGAAAAAGGCTAATAATAAAAAAGTTGGAAGTGGTAAAAGAACAGGTAAGAAAAGTACTAAGAAGCCAAGAAAAAGAGTAAGAGATAAGAAAAGTACTAAAAAATCTAGTAAAAAGAAATAGAGTTTTGTAGGACAATGACAACTAAATATAATAACTGTGATAATATGTTGACAAATTTCAAGAGGTACAATATAATAGTTCTGTAGAGAACGGAAAGGAGGATATAAGGTAATGAACATAATCGAAAAAATTCATCTACTTGCCAGTATCTGTACAATTTTACAATTTGTATATATGATATACAAAGAGTATAAAGACGGAAACGACAAGAAGAAATAACCAACAACGAGGCTATGGTTGCCAAACCCTCTAGCCTTTTCTCTACACTTTAATTAAAAAATAGAAAGAGGTAGCTATTATGTATGAAAAAATACAACTGGTATTATCAATAACGATAATAATTTTATTCTGCACTTTCTGGACTATAAAATTTATAAAATGGAAAAAAAGCAAAAAAAAATAAGCCCAACAACGAGGGCTTGAACATAATCGAATTTTATTTGATTATATTATAGCATATTTTGGAAAAAAGTCAATATAAAAACTATTATCACAGTCATTAATTTGATTGTGATTTTTTTGTTACAAAAAAAGTGATAAGGCAGGTGGTTAAATTGATTGAAACATTAAAAGCAGGAGAAGTGAGTGCGATAGATGTAAAAACTGGAAAAGTAAGAGTGCTGTTAAAAGGCGACGACGATAAAACGACGGACTGGCTTAATGTATTAGTTCCTTACTCTGAAAGTCATAGCGATAATTATACACTCAGTTTAGAGCAAACTGTTTATTGCTTATTTTTTTCAGAAATGCCTGAACAAGGAGTTGTGCTTGGCTGTCCTATGCGAGGTTCTTCCAGCAGCGAAAGTGAGGTTAAAAGGACTTTTTCTGATGGTGGAAGCTGGAGCTACGATAAAAACACGTTGACTTTGAATATTAAAAAAGTCGTGATTAAGGGAGATTTAGAAGTCAGCGGAACTACAAAAACTGGCGGAAACATTAATCTTAATACACATAAACATAGTGGTATCATGATTGGTGGAGACAAGACTGGAGGACCTGAATAATGATAGGAAGTCTCGGAGATGTAATATTTGAAGTATCTGACAAAAAAGTGTTTTCAATTAATAATCAGATAAATAGATCATATAAATCTAAAATTTCTGAACATAACCCAATATACGGACCTGGTATGTTAAGACATCAAGGCAGAGAATTAACTGAAATAACTTTTGGAATTACATTGATTTCTTCATTATTACAAGAAACAACACCATCGGAACAGCTTGATAAAATAAAGACTATGTGGGAGTTCGGAGAATATGGTTATTTAACGCTCGGAGGTCAAACATTTGGAGCTTTCCCGTTTTTGGTGACAAATATAAATGAAAAAAACTCTTATTTCAACAGAGAAACTTCTGAATTTGATTATATAAATCTGGAATTAACTTTAAAAGAGTATATAGATAATCCTAAAAAATATAATCAGATAATAGAACAGTTAAAAGTTCAAAAAAAAGAGCAGGAGAAACTTACGGAAACAGAAGCTGTGAATGTTGAAGCTGAACAGAAAACAAAATTACAGGAATTTGCAGAAAAAGTGAAAAGCAAAGTGGACAGTACACTCGAAAAAGTGGATAAAGCTATTCAAATTGCTGAAAATAAGAAAAAGGAAATATTAGATCAGCTTGAAAAAATCAAAAAAGACGCAAAAATTGATGAATTGATGGATTTGGTAAGGGCTGGAACAATTGCAGCGGACAAAGTTAATGAAATGATTGACTATGCTAAAAACTTTTCCGAAACAGATAGACAGATTTTGATAAATTTTTTAAGAAATCAGATTGGAGGTAAATGATGATATACGTTTCATCTAACGAAGAAATTAATTACGCTCCGAAAAACTATATTGAGGAAGTTGTAACAAATGTTGGAATGCTTTTAAGAGTCTGCAAGGAAGAACAGCCGCTTAACCGTGATTTCAGTTTTGACAGCGATTTAATAGATAAGAATATAAATGTTGTAAAAAACAGGATAACCGCACAGTTGCTTGAAATGTTTAGGAAATACGAGCCAAGAGCAATTTTGAGAGCTACAGAGATAAAAACGGAGGATAAGTTTAATAATGATTTTGACATTGAATTAGGAATCGAGGTGGTAAATATTGAGTGATATATTGAATGATGAATACGAGATTATAGATGCGGATTCTTGGGAGCTTAAAAGAGATATGATTAATAAATTCCAAGAATTGAGCGGAAGAAAATTGACAGAAGCGAGTCCAGAAACACTCATTTTTGAAACAGTTGCTTATATGATTGGATTGAGAGAAGAAAAATATAACGATGAAATGAAACAGAATTATTTAAGGTTTGCAAGGGATGAACGGCTGGATCTTAAAGGAGAGTTTTATGGAAACAGAGGTAAAAGACTTGTAGAACAGCCAGCAGTCGCAACTTTTAGATTTTATATTACTGATGTTCAAGCGACAGATATAATAATTCCGAAAGGGTCAAGGATTCAATACAATGAGCTGTATTTTTCGACAGATGAGCAATACAAAATAGAAAAAGGAGATTTGTATGTAGACGGAATTGCAACTTGTAACACATCAGGAACTGTTGGGAATGATATTCCAGTTGGGCAAATTAATACGATGGTCGATATTTTTCCACATTATGACAAGGTTGAGAACGTTACGGCATCAAACAATGGGGCTGAAATAGAGCAAGATGACAATTATAGAGCTAGAATCAGAGAAATTCCTGAATCTTTCACAACTGCTGGAAGCAAAGGGGCTTATGAATTTTGGGCTAAGTCAACAAGTACGAATATTGTTGATGTTGTGGCATACAGTCCAAGCGCAACAAATGTAGACATTTATGTTTTAACTGATTCTCTAACGCTAACAAATGAGCTAAAAAAAAGAATTGAAGAAATGTTGAATACTGATAATATAAGACCTTTAACGGATAATGTGACAGTGAAACAAGCAATAAAGACATCATACACAATTGATTTTGACTACTACATTGATAAATCTAATGAAACACTTGTAAATGTTATTAAAAATAATGTTGAAAAAGCTGTAAAAGATTTTAAAACTTGGCAACAAAATAAAATGGGGAGGGATATTAATCCTGACGAGCTTATAAAATTATTAAAATTAGCTGGAGTTAAAAGAGTTGTATTAAGAAATCCAACATTTCAAGTTTTAAATTTTAATGAAATAGCAAAAAATACAAGTGTTACAAGTAATTATTTAGGAGTTGAAAATATATGATAACTATTGATAATTTGAACTTAACAGATATAGCAGCGAAGTCAACTTTGAATGATAAAACAACACTTTGGATTTATGAATCTATAAATTTTGCTATTAAAAAGAAGCATGATGCGATTAAAAGGAAGTTTTTTTTAGAATTGTCAGAGTTAAATGATGTAGAATTAGATTTTTTGATGTGGGAATATCATGTGGATTATATTGATTCAAATATCACGAGAGAGACTAAAATAAAACTGATAAAAAGATCTATTTTTTCACATTTTAACAAAGGTACTGTCGGTGGAATTAAAGAAATATGTGAAATATTGTTTAACGGAAACGTTGAAATAATAGAATGGTTTAAATATGGCGGCAATCCAGGATATTTTAAAGTCAATACTAATGGTAACTTGTCAAATTATGAAGGTTATAAGAAAATAATAGAAGTTGTAGAACAGTATAAAAATATTCGTTCGTGGCTTGAGGGAATAAGGCTTTTAAGAAAAGAAGAAAATAAAAATTATTATGGTTTTATCGAAAAAAATAAAAAGAAATATTACTTAGGTTCAACTGATATAAATATTCCAAATGAGATTATAGTGGCAAATTTTGGAACGGTACACAGAACAAGAGTATTAAGAGAAATAGGATAGGAGGAAATATGGCAAAATTTAACGGCTTTATTTTAACAGAAAAAGGTAGAGAACTATTAGCAAAAGGATTAGCAGGAGAAACAATAACATTTACTAAAATGGCGATAGGAGATGGAACATCATTAACTTCCGAAAGAGAAAGGACAGCATTAGTCAATCAAATCACAACATTGCCGATTTTGAATATAAATGTAAAAAGAAACGGAACTTGTGAAATCAATGCATTATTGACTAACAAATCTGTAACAACAGGGTTTTATATCAAAGAGTTAGGAATATTTGCACATGGGAATGATAATGTTGAAATACTTTATGCTTACAATATATCAACTAGCCCAGATTTTGTGCCACCTTTTTCAGCTAATAATGTCGTAGAAATTGAATATGTAGATACGATTATTGTAGATCAAGTGGCAAATGTAACAGCTGTTATTGATCCGAGCATTACGTATATTACTAAAAAATATGCGGACGAAAATTATTTAGTTAGTTCAAGATTAGCTGAAATATTAGGATTGCAATTCGGCGGAAATATACAGGACATTGGCAATAAAACGAAAGGTAAATTTTATTATGACAGCGTAACAAAATTTTACTATGAATGTATTGAGGATAATTCTTTAACTTACAATGATTCAGGGAAATTTAGAGCTATTTCTAATAAGCCGATTTCGGACAAAGTAGAAAAGTTATACGAAAAACGTGCAGGATTTACTAGAGTTGGACATACATTAATTCAATGGGGGTACATTGAAAACCCATCGACTAATGCAACTTTGAGCTATCCTGTTCCTTTCAAAGAAGGAACTTTACCGATAGTCACTATCGCGAATTGGGTCAATACAGAGTTGATAGTTCTTACGACTCAAAATAATAGATTTTGCAGTTTTAGAAGTTCAAAAGCTATCTCTTTAAACTGGATAGCAGTAGGGATAGCTTAGTAAAAAAATAAGGAGGAATATTAATGAATGTCGTAATCTATGACAAAAAAAATCTTGAAATAATAGCGAGACCGGTTATCACCAATTTGGAGGAGTTTAAAAGCAATCCCAATCTATTTTATCCGGATTGGGATTTGGAAAAGCATATTTGGAATGAAACAGAATATCAAAATCCAGTTTTAGAAAACGGAGATTTAAGAGAATCAACAAAAGAGGAGCTTTACAAGGCTGGAAAATATACTTTAGCTGAAAATGAAATTGTTGATAATGAGAAAATCAAGACAGTTGAATTATCTGAATTTGAATATATAGAAAACAATCAAATAAAGTATAGAAAAGAAGAAAAGATTGGGAAACTAAAACAGGAGCTTTACGAATTAAGAATTGAGAGGGAAAAGAAGCCTTTTGAGTTTGAAGTGAATGGTGAAAAATACTTGCAGCATAACAGGACGATAGACCAAAGCAATATCACTAAAATATTATTTAGCTTAGTTCTCGGCTTTATTCTCGGATTAATGGGTAAAATTGCTAAGGGTCAGAAACTGGACTTCACTCAAGCAATGGCTGATTTGATGAATACAGAATATAGTAATTGGAAGTTCTATACCGAGGACGGATCCGAAAAGTATGTGAATGTTTCGGTCCAAAAATTTATTGAAATGAGTGAGATAATGAGAAAGCATACAACTGCTTCAATGGTTGCTGAAACAACATTATCACATAGTCTTTTAAATAAATCTATAGAAGAACTGAAAACGTTTAATGCTGAAGCTGAATACAATAAATTATTTGAAAGTGAAATAAAGCAAAATTAGGAGGTATTTTATGCAACTTGAAAGAGATAAGCTTTATATATCATTTCACAAACCAAAAAGCCTGATTGGATTTCTAATATCATTAAGAACATTAGGGAAATATAGCCATTGCGAATTTATCTATAACGACTATGTGTATCTTAGCAATCCAGGAGGGGTACGTATAAAGCCTTTTGTCTATAAAGAAAATATGGATATTTTTGAACTAGATAGCCATATTGAAATTCCAATTGTGATAGAAGAATTTAAAAAATTAAAAGGCAAGGGCTATGATTATGGTGCAATATTCTTTAGTCAATTGCTGGAGCTGGGGATTGAGCATAAGGACAGATATTTTTGTTCAGAGTTGTGTTTACATTTAATTAACAAGGGATTGGATGAGAGCCTGACGTACAATTTAAAGAGATTAAAGGCTAGCGAGTTTAGTCCAGCTAAATTATACAAATATCTTAAATTTATGGAATTGTTAGGAAAGGAAGTGGAGTGAATGGAGCTAAGGAATTTAATTGGAATTGAAATTATGGAGCAAGGAAAATTATTAAAAGTAACAGATGTTATGCTTGAAGAAGACAACAATATTGTTTTAATAACTGAAACAGTAGAAAAAGATGTAAAAGAAACTAAAGAAAAGGAAGTGGTTTAAATGAATAGATTTGAGAAAATATTTGACTATTTGCTAATGGTCGAAGGAGGATATTCAAATGATAAATATGATGCAGGAGGCGAAACTAAGTACGGGATAACTGAAGAAGATGCAAGAAAATATGGCTACAAAGGTCGTATGAGAGATTTGCAACTTGGAGTTGCTAAAGATATTTATAATAAAAATTATTATCACAAAAATGGACTTGATACTTTAAAATCAGATAAAATAGCACTATCAGTATGTGATTTCATAGTAAATGCTGGAGTTTGGGGAGCAAAAAAAGCGCAAGCTGCTTTAAATGAACTAGGATTTGATTTAAGAGTAGATGGTATTTTAGGAACAAAAAGCTTAGCTGCATTAAATGAAGTTGATGAAAATAAATTTTTAGAAAAATATCACGATTTGCAGAGAAGATATTACAGAGTATTAGCCGCAAAAAAGCCGTCACAGAAAAAATTTTTACCTGGATGGCTTAACAGAGTAGACAGAAAAGAAAATTATTTAAAGGAGATGTTTTAGATGAAAAAAGTGATATTGAATGTAGGACACGGTGGAGTAAGAAAGGACCCAGGAGCTTGTGGAAATGGATTTGAGGAACACGCTTGGAATAAGGATTTTGTAAACAACTATATCGTTCCTGAATGCAAAGAGCAAGGTGTAGATTACGTCATAGTATATCAGGATTATTATTCAAAGTTGCCAGACAAGATTAATGATTTGGCAAATAAAGGCGATGTAACATTATCGTTTCATCTTAATGCAGCTGAAAAAATGGCTAACGGAGTTGAAATGCTATTTTGGCATACTTCCAAAAAAAGTAAAGAATTGGCGGAATATATGCAAGAGGCTAATATAGAAGCAACACATTTGAAAGACAGAAAAATCTTGCCACGTGTAAGAGGGGATAGAGGCTGGACGTTGTTATATAAAACAGTAACGCCTTGTGTCATAGTTGAAAGCGGATTCATAACAAATTCAGAAGATATGAAAGTGTTAGAATCAACAAAAAAAGAACTTGCAAAATATTATGTAGCGGCGGTAAAAAATACTGGAATAATAACTAAAAATGGCTTTGATATAAGCCTAATACAAGCGTTAAAAATAATTTTAGTATAAAAGGTTGGCTAACAAGATAAAATTGATTATAGGGCTTGTTAGCTAGCTTAAAATTGAAATGATAAAAAATAAGAAAACAGGAGTGGTAAAAATGGATAAATTAGCAGCAAAAATATATTTGACAGGTAAAATTTTAGAATTAGGGAAGACTTTAATTTATAAAACAGAAATAATTGCAAAAGGAAAAGCTGGAGCAGAAAAATTTAAACAGGTGTATGAAGG